TGCACGGTATCAGTATCAGGCAGCATTTGTTGCCGATGCAGAGATCAATCTCGTTGCCTGTCTGACAGAACTTATGCTGGACTGTTCATATGTTTGAAGTAGAAGTAACCCAACAACACATACAGAAAGCTAAAATCCTATCCGAAGAAATGGGCCAATTGAGAAATTCCATTACTTCTGGGGAAGGCAACTTGGCAGGCTTTATTGGTGAGGTTATCGTTGCAGAGATAATCGGAGCCTCACACTCCAATACCTACGATTACGATCTGGTCTTACAATCTGGTAAAACGGTGGACGTAAAGACAAAGAGAACAAACTATCCACCCAGAACAAACTATGATTGCAGTGTCGCTGCCTTTAACACAAAGCAAAAGTGTGACTATTACGCCTTTGTTCGTGTAAAGAACGACCTGTCTGTTGCTTGGATACTTGGTTTTTACGATAAGGTTCAGTACTTTAAGGATGCAACCTTCCATAGGAAGGGCGAGTTTGATCCCGATAACAACTTTACTTTTAAGGCCGACTGCTATAATATCAGCATCTCGAAGCTGACCGACTGGTCAACCCTAGCATCACAAGGTATCGTATAATGGCTGATCTGTTCAAAGAAATCATCCCTTCTATCCTCCAGACGAAGCAAGATGTTCTTACCAATGAGAATGACTATGTGCCTTATATTGTAAATAAGGCACTTTCTTTTCATTATGACTGTATTCTTCATGCCAACAGGATGAACTTTTATCCCAATACAGATAAAAGAATGCAATACCAGTATTACCTAAATACAATCAGGTCGTATAAAAGACCCTTCCGTAAGTGGCACAAGGCCGAAACGGATGAAGACCTGACTAACGTAATGGAATACTATGGCTTTTCGCTCTCCAAAGCGCGGGAAGCACTTGTTCTTCTAACAGACAGTCAGTTGTCTCTAATTAAGAAGAGCTTATATAAAGGTGGACTAACCAATGATAAATATAAATGATTTAGTTCAAATCAATCTCAGAGACAGTGAAGATTTCCTGAAGATCAAGGAAACTCTGACTAGAATAGGTATACCGTCCTCTCAGGACAATACTCTATACCAGTCCTGTCATATCCTGCACAAGCAGGGTAAATACTACATAGTGCATTTCAAGGAAATGTTCCTACTCGACGGGAAGTCATCTGACTTTAACGATGATGACAAGGCAAGACGAAATACCATCGCCAATCTCTTGCATGATTGGGAACTTTATGATCTAGTGGATGAAGATAAGACGGCAGAGCCAACTGTACCGATTAAGGAAATCAAGATTCTTTCCTTCAAGGAAAAGTCTAGCTGGAAGCTTGTTGCTAAATACCAGATAGGCAAGAAGAAGGAATAATCAATGGCTCAATATCGGAAAGATACTGAAGGATTTTTGTCGGACAATAAAACATTGTTTGAAGTGTTCATGCAGTCTGACAGGCATGGAAATATACTAGAGTCCAGCAGTAGTCTAGAGTTTGCTCTATCCATTAGTAGAGGACTTCATGATGATATCTCATATTCACATAATACTGGTTATATATCATCAGGGTTTTCTAATGGTGACACGATCTGGGAAGATGGCTCTCCGTATCCTTGGGCCTCTCTTGCGACAGCACAAACATTGTACTTGAAAAGTTCGACAAATAATGCTACAGATAGGGGTGCTCCAGTTCTAATCTCTGGACTGGATGCTAACTATGAACCTATTTCCGAAGCCATATTTCTTGATGGAACAGATTCAACGACTGCCGTAGCGACTACAAAACAGTATCTGAGAATTACCGCACTAGAAATGAATGACGGCATTACTAATGAAGGTGATATCACTGCAAGAGTCGTAAATGGTTCTGGTACTGTGGTCTACATCATTCCTGCTGGATTTGGTATATCTAGTGTTGGTATATACACTGTTCCTGCTGGATACACGGCATATCTTGTGAAAGGTAGTCTTTCTTCAACAGCAGCAGTAACCATTGGATTTTATGTCAGACTATATAATAGAGGATTCAAAATCCAGCACATAGCTGTTGCTGATAACACTCAGTACAACTATGATTTTCCTATACCTCTTCCTTTTCCAGAAAAGACTGACATGGATGTCAGAGCTATGATAGGAAGTGGTAGATGTTCGGTTAATTGGGATATGATCCTAGTACGAAACATTTGATAAATTATAACCCCTAAACTAAGGTGATTAGTATGGAAAGTGAAGCGAAAAGAGGACCGGGAAGACCTCCAAATATTCCCAAGCTGAAGTTCTGGAAAGCCCATCCAGACATTACCCTTCCAAGTTTCCAGACCGGTCAGGCTGCATGTTTTGATCTTGCAGTCCAGACCGGAGGAAAGTCAACCTACTCTGGTTACAACTACGACAACAAGCCATTCACTAGAGAAGTCCATGAGAACGGAAAGATTTATCTTTCTAGTGGTGATCGAGTTATGGCCCCTACAGGTCTTATCCTAGATATTCCTGAAGGTTATTCGGTTCGAGTTCATCCCAGATCAGGAACGTCTCTCAAGCTTGGTCTTATCCTTGCTAATATGGAAGGAATTATTGATAGCGATTATGTCGATGAACTGATGATCCTTTTGTGGAATACCACCCAGAACGGTCTCTGGATTGAGAATAAGACTAGGGTTGCTCAGGCAGAACTGGTAAGGCTTGAGAAGTATGCCTTGGAAGAGACCAAGGAAAAGCCAACTGTAAAGACAAATCGTACTGGTGGAATGGGGTCAACGGGATCATGAAATTGAAAATTGAACCGTCTGTAGCTGTCATTGTTCCGACTATCGGATCAGATAAGCTTGAGAAGGCTTTGAATAGCCTTCATGAACAGACTTACGGCAATATGACTATTGTTCTTGTTTCGGATGGTCTTTCTGAGAATGATAGACGCTTCCTTACAGAGCGTATAGTCAAGATGAACATCGAACGGACTGTCTTCGATGTTCTCAAGGAATTGGTTACTATCTGGTTGCCATTCAATACCGGTGGCAACGGCTATTATGGTCATCGCATCTATTCTTCAATTCCACACCTTCTGGATCACGAAATCATTCTATTTCTGGATGAAGATAACTGGTATGAGCCAAACCATATCGAGACTATTGTCCAGACCTTCAACGAAAATCCTGATGCACAGTTCGTTCACTCTCTCCGAAATATCTGTGGACAGTCTGGAGAATTCATTTGTCAGGACAACTGCGAATCGCTAGGATCGTATCCTGTCTGGTGGAATGAGATGGAGCATCTTGTTGACACTTCCACATATGCCTTCCGAAGAGACTTCATTCATCAGACATGTGGCCTCTGGCATTCCAAGTGGGGTGGAGATCGAAAGTTCTTCTACTCTGTTCGTGGAACACCTTTTGCATGTACCGGAAAGTATACTCTGAATTATCGTCTTGACGGCAATCCAAATTCTGTCAAGCCAGAGTTTTTCTTTGAAGGCAATGATGCTATGGAAGAAAAGTATAATGGAGTGTTTCCTTGGGCAAAACTCTAGTAATCGGAAACGCAACAGGATACGATTGGAACAAGGTAAAGTATTGGGTTAACTCTCTGAAGAAGACTGGCTTTGCTGGAGATATCGCTCTCTGCGTTTCTAACATCGAAGCCAGTACTATCAAGAAGTTTGAAGAAGAAGGCATCATAACTTTTGCCTACGGCACCCAGAGAGAAGACGGATCATATCATGTTCCTAATGGAAGTGCTCCACATGTGGTAAGATTTTTCTATATGTGGCTTGTATTGGACCGTCTTTCTGCCTATGATTATGTTATCGCAACAGACGTTCGAGACGTGATCTTTCAAAGAGACCCTTCAATCGAACTGCCATCAGACAAACACCTTATCGTCAGTTCTGAGGGAATGAAGTATAAGGATGAGCCTTGGGGCTACAAGAACCTTCTCGATGCTTATGGTCCGTTCTTTCAGAATGCTCTGAAGGATAAGGAAATCTATAATGTCGGTGTTGTTGCTGGTAGATACGAGAGTGTCAAGAACCTCTTCCTGAACGTCTTCCTCATGTCAATCAATAGACCTATTCCTATAGTCGATCAGGCCAGTTTCAATGTGATCATTCATCAGATGCACAGGCAGGATGAACTTCTTATTGATCCTCCCGGATGGGCAATTCAGCTTGGAACAACTCCGCATGCTATTCTGGAAGGAACATCAGGTGATCTTGCCTATCTTGTTCAGACTGGAAAGATCACTCCAGATGAATATCTGATAACCTATCATGGTCCTCTTTTCTACGATTACGGTGGGAGATTGACCAATATTAAGACGAATGAAGAATTTACAATAGTGCATCAGTGGGATAGAATTCCCTCTCTCAAGGATGCTATAACCGTATTGTATGGAGCATAATGAATGTTAACTGATCCCAAATTTTATAGTATAGAGCAACAGAAAGCGGTCGGTCTCTGGCCGCTTTCTTATCTATCCGGTCATGTAATGGTTCCTTATATCAAGAGAATGAAGTCTCCAGTTGTCGGACTTGAGATTGGTGTCTTGAAGGGGGAAACTGCCAGAGTTATTCTAGATGCATGTCCA